GCAAGTTTTGGATGCTTGGCACTACAGACGAGCCCGGCACCCTATACGTCGCCGAAGGCTTTGCAACCGCAGCCACCATTCACGAAACCACCGACAGGCCCGTTGTGGTGGCCTACAGCGCCAGCAGCTTAGTGCCAGTTACCGCTATCCTGCGCGAGATGTACGGCGCAACTCAGGATATCGTTATTGTGGCAGACCATGACAAACACGGCGTTGGCCAGCGCTACGCAGATCAAGCCAGCGCAAAATACGGGGCTAGAGTTATTTTGACCCCCATTGAGGGAATGGACGCCAACGACTACGCCCAGGCAGGGCACGACCTCTCGGCGCTCTTAATCCAGCAAACTGGCTCGGCAGTGATCGACAAGCTAAAGGTCGTATTTGGCGACCAACTTGGCAGCGAATATGAGGCACCAGACGAACTTGTCGAAGGCCTTATGACCATCGGAAGCTCGGTTGTGGTCTACGGTGACAGCAACTCAGGCAAAACATTCTGGGCGCTCTCGGTGGCCACAGCAATCGCAACCGGCACCGACTGTTATGGACGAAAGACCGATCCCGGCCTGGTGGTTTATCTGGCCAGCGAATCACCATCAAGCATTCGATCACGTATGCAGGCCATCAAAAAATACCACGGCTGCAACCTAGAGAACCTGGCAATGGTGCCAGTCCCCATGAACTTCTACAACGGCGACCAAGATGCTCAAGACGTCATTGAGCTGGTCAGAGCTATCGAACAGATCAAAGGAAAACGGGTTCGTTTAATCATCGGCGACACTCTGGCAAGAATGAGCGCAGGCGCCAATGAGAACAGCGGTGAGGACATGGGGCCAGTCATGGCACGTTTTGACCAGGTGGCGCAATCCACCGGAGCTGCTCTCATGATTATTCACCACAACGGCAAAGACGCGGCCAAAGGCGCACGCGGCTGGTCAGGCATCCGAGCCCACATCGACACCGAAATAGAGGTCACAGAGAAAGAAGGCACGCGCTCCGTCACCGTTACAAAACAGCGCGAACTTCCAAGCAAAGGCGATACCATCTATTTCAAACTGGAGATTATTGAGATGGGAACGACCAAGTTTGGCGGCGCTGCAACCACCTGCGTTGCCATTCAAGATGAGGATTCAAATGCCACAAAACCCCACAAAAAACCAACAAAACACGACGAGAATATGCGCATTGTTGAGCGTGCATGGTGGTCATCTGGAGCAGAAGAGCGTGAGGGTTTACCCTATGTCAGTAGGTCAGCATTACGTGAATTGATGGTCAAAGATGGCATGGCAGAACGCACCGCAAAGAACAAAACCGAGGCTTCCAGATCGGATTCAATCATCGCGCAACTGCTCAATGCAGGCATTTTGGAATCAATGGAGCATGGCTGGATTTTCATCAATGAGGCGCAATCAAGCGCAATGTTGATGCAGAAAAATGGGAATAAAAATCGCCCCTAAACGCCCCTAAGCGCCCCTAGGGGCATTTAGGGATTAGGGGCAAAAGCCCGTTAAATCGCCCCTCCCCGCCCCTAAAACGTATACGTTAGGGGCGGTAGGGGCAACGGGATGCGGAAAAATCGGGACAAAGTTATCCACAGGAAAGTGAGCAGGTACTAACATGAGCAATGAAATGATCAAAGAGTTTGAAAGATTGGAATTTGCGATGGCAACACACGATGATGAAATCATCAAACAAGCAATTCAGGATTTCAGGCAGGCCATGAAACAACAAACCACAGCCAACGAAACCCAAATCGGTGGCGACCACTACAAAGAAAAAACCATTCAACCTTGGGACTTCATCGCGGCCAACCAGCTTGGCTACTTTGAGGGCAACATTGTGAAATATGTTTCCCGCTGGCGCGACAAGGGCGGAATCAATGACCTGAAAAAAGCTAGGCACTACTTGGACAAGCTCATTGAATTGGAGGACAATCAGGCATGACCACAAAAACACACGAAAAGAAAGCGCCGGTAAAGCGGACTACGCCAGGCAGTGAAGATCGGGCAAAGATCAGCGCAATGGTGTTGGCTGGGATGCGAGGTGGCCTGAGTGCGCTCAAGGCGTGTCAAGCAGCTAATGTCTCGCACAGTACGTTTTTGGGCTGGGTGAATCAGGACACTGCACTAGCCGACAATTACGCACACGCGAGGGAAGACCTGATTGAACGTATGGCGCAAGAGGTGCTGGAACTGAGCGATTCCGACGTGGGTTTCCTGCCAGATGGCAAAAAAGACTGGGCAGCAGTGCAGAAGCACAAGCTCCAAGTGGACACCCGCAAATGGTTGCTGTCCAAGCTGGCGCCCAAGAAGTACGGCGACAAGCTGGAAGTGTCGGGCGATGCCGCTAACCCGCTGGTGACGCGCATCGAGCGCGTGGTGGTGAAGTCTTGAGCGTCTTGCAGCTCCAAACCCCCGAGTGGGCGCTCCCTCTGCTGGAGCCCAGCCGGTACAAAGGTGCATGGGGTGGGCGTGGCTCGGGGAAGTCCCATATGTTTGCCGAGCTGATGATTGAGGCGCACATCATCGATCAGAAGCGGCGCAGCGTTTGCGTGCGTGAGATTCAGAAATCCCTTAGCCAGTCCGTCAAACGGCTTTTAGAGAACAAGATCGAGGCCATGAACGCAGGCGCCTATTTCGAGGTGCAGGATGCCGTCATCAAGTCCAGGAAGGCCGACGGCGCAATCATCTTTCAGGGTATGCAGAACCATACCGCCGACAGCATCAAGTCGCTGGAAGGTTACGACTGCGCATGGGTGGAGGAAGCCCAAAGCCTCAGCCAGACCAGCCTCGACCTGCTGCGGCCAACCATCCGCAAGCCCGACAGCGAGCTATGGTTCACGTGGAACCCGCGCCAGGCCAGCGATCCAGTGGACACCCTGCTTCGCGGTGAAACCCCGCCAAAGAATGCCAGCGTCCTGAAAGTCAACTACACCGACAATCCGTGGTTCCCCGACGTCCTGCGCGACGAAATGGAATACGACCGCAGGCGCGACCCTGACAAGTATCAGCACGTTTGGATGGGCCAGTACGTGAGCAACAGCAATGCCCGCGTGTTCAAGAACTGGAAGATTGACGAGTTCGACGCACCGCGCGACGCTATCCACCGCCTGGGCGCCGACTGGGGCTTTGCCGTTGACCCGACCACACTGGTGCGCTGTCACATCATCGGGCGAACCCTCTACATCGACTATGAGGCCTATATGGTGGGCTGCGAGATAGTGAACACCCCTGAGCTATTCATGACCGTGCCAGAGGCCGAGAAATGGCCTATCGTGGCCGATTCAGCCCGGCCCGAGACCATTAGCCACATGCGCAAGAACGGCTTTCCAAAGATCATGACCGCCGTCAAAGGCCCGAAGTCGGTCGAGGAGGGAATCGAGTTTCTCAAGAACTACGACATTGTGGTGCACCCCCGCTGCATCCACACCATCGACGAGCTAACCCTGTACAGTTACAAGCAAGACCCCCTAACGGGTAAAATCTTGCCCGTGCTGGAGGACAAAAAGAACCACGTCATCGACGCCCTGCGTTACGCCTGCGAGGCCGTCCGGCGCTCCGGCGCAGCCAAACCGGCAGTATTCAAGCCAATTGCCACTATGCACAAGTGGTAATCTGGTGAGACAATCGCACAAATTGAGGAACCTTCATGGCCCGACTATCCAATGACCAACGCCTAGCCAACCTTCACTCCGAAGCGCTGGCGCAGTTCGACGACGTGCAAAGCGCCCTGCGCGACGAGCGCCTCCAGTGCCTGCAAGACCGCCGTTTCTACAGCCTAGCAGGCGCACAGTGGGAAGGCCCGCTCTGGGATCAGTACGAGAACAAGCCCAAGTTTGAAGTAAACAAGATCATGCTCGCCGTGATTCGGGTGGTCAACGAGTACCGCAACAACCGCATCACGGTGGACTTTGTAAGCAAAGACGGCGCAGAGAATGACCGCCTGGCCGAAGTATGCGATGGCCTTTACCGGGCAGACGAGCAGGCATCTGTGGCTGACGAGGCCTACGACAACGCATTCGAGGAAGCAGTTGGCGGCGGTATCGGCGCCTGGCGCCTGCGCACCGTCTACGAGGACGAAGAGAACGACGAGGACGACCGCCAGCGCATCCGCATCGAGCCCATTTTCGACGCCGATAGCTCCGTGTTTTTTGATCTAGGCGCCAAGCGTCAGGACAAATCCGACGCGAAATATTGCTTCGTGGTCACCAGCATGACCCGCCAGGCCTACAAAGACACCTGGGGCGACGACCCAACCGACTGGCCCAAGATCATCCACCAATACGAATTCGACTGGTGCACCCCCGACGTGGTTTACGTGGCCGAGTATTTCAAGGTCGAGGAAAAGACCGAGACTATCCGCATCTTCCAGGCCATCGACGGCACGGAAGAGCGCTACACCCAGTTCGACTTTGCCAACGACGAAACGCTGGAAGAGACCCTGCTGGCCATCGGCAGCCGCGAAGTGCGTCAAAAGAAGGTCAAGCGCAAGCGCGTGCGCAAGTACGTCCTAAGCGGTGGCCGTGTCCTGGAAGACGCAGGCTACATCGCAGGCCGTTGCATCCCCATCGTCGTCGTCTACGGCAAACGCTGGTTTGTCGATAACGTCGAGCGTTGCATGGGCCACGTCCGCCTGGCCAAGGACGCCCAGCGCCTCAAGAACATGCAGCTCTCCAAGCTGGGCGAAATCAGCGCCTTGTCCTCAGTCGAGAAGCCCATCCTTACGCCCGAGCAGGTTGCAGGCCATCAAGTGATGTGGGCCGAGGACAATCTCAAGGACTACCCTTACCTGCTCATCAACCCGATCACCGACCAGAACGGCAACCAGGCGGTCAGCGGCCCCGTCGCCTACACCAAGAGCCCGCAGATTCCCCCGGCCATGGCAGCGCTCTTGCAGATCACCGAAACCGATATGCAAGACATTCTGGGCAACCAGCAAGGCGCGGACAAGATGGTCAGCGGTATGTCAGGCAAGGCCGTGGAGATGATCCAGACCCGCGTCGATATGCAGTCGTTTATCTACATGAGCAACTTTGCCAAGGGTATGAAACGCTGCGGCGAAATCTGGCTCTCGATGGCCAGAGAAATCTACACCGAAGACAAGCGCAAGATGAAAACCATCGCGTCCACAGGTGAGGCTGGCGTGGTCGAGCTAATGCAACCCACCATTGACCAGGAAACCGGCGCTATGGTGATGGCCAACGACATGACCAGCGCCACCTTCGACGTGGTGTCCGACGTCGGCCCGTCCAGCAGCAGCAAGAAATCCGCCACCGTCCGCGCCATTACCGGCATGCTCCAGATCACCCAAGACCCGGAAACAGCCCAAGTGCTCACCGCCATGGCCATGATGAACATG